ACCTTGCGACATTCTAAATTGAGGACTACTATTTGGCATTATTTGGGTTGCATTATTATTAACTGTTCCTTGTGCTTGGCTGCTTGGAGAAGCTACAGTTGTATTAGCCAAAACCCTTGCAGGGCAAAGGATTACAAGAATTACTGACCAAAGGTAGTTTCTACTGTGGTTGTTGTAGTAGTATTTATAACCCGATCTATTTTCGTTATAGTGTCTAAACCACTTCCCATAACTGACTCTACGAGAGAAAAGGGCTGTCCAGAATTTACTATTTTCCATCTAGGCACACCTTCCAACGTAGGACTTGTATATGAGAAGTTAATCCCATTGGCTGTCTGTGTGGCTTCTGCGGTAGGTATTGAATTAATATAGCCATTAACATCTGCACTCTCTATATTTGTTCCTGAAACACTTAAAGTGTACCCTGTCCGATATTGATAGCTGGTTATTGATTCCGTTATTACTGATTGAGAAGTAGAGTTTGTACTTGAAGATCCTGTTCGGAAGGTAGGGACTACTGGATTTGCAAGGATTTTTACAGGAAATAATATTATTAATAGCAGCCAAAATTTAGTCAATGGTTATGGTTACTGTAGTGGACGCAACGCAGCTAGAACCTGACCCAAATGCACCAGAACACGTTGTAACACCTGACGATAAAGAAGTCATAGCACCTGATCCAAGAGTACCTCCACTACCTACAGTTGTTTGTCCCGATAGATGAGGTAAAGCTGCTATGCCTGATGATGGTGTGATTGCTGATGGTGTTGCATCTCCAATAGTAACCGCTTCTGTGAGACTAAAGGCTGACCCTGCTGTTGTAATAGCTTTGTCAGTTTGAATCAAAGCTGGAACGCCAGCAGTCAAACTTGAAACATTAAGTGCACCAATCGCACCAGATGTAGTAGAGCCACCAGAAGTAACTGAAGGTGTAATGTTATTACCTGATATTGAATATGTCGTACCTAATTTATTGGTAACAGAATACGGCATATCTACACTTATCTGTGCAGAGGTTGTAAATTTTTGAGTTATGTCTGCTAGTGCTACAGAAGGACTAAACAGTATCAGTAACGCTAATAATTTTTTCATTGAATACCTACCTTTGTGTCTTTGTTATCTACTATCTTACCAGCGTTGTTGGGCTTCTTTTTGTTAACAGAGATACCGTATGAACCTAGTACGCCACTCGTCAAGCCAGCTAAAAAAGCTCCGTCATTACGAATCTTATCCATGTATCCAAGAGTCATCATTGCTAACGACCAAACAAGAATCATAAATCGCACCGCATGACCAAAAAGTTCAGACCAATCTGTACCCTCTTTTTCTTCTTGTTCTTCCATATAAAGAAAACTGCCTTAATGTGTGAGGAGATAGCAGCTGACCACTACTTTTTGTAAGGCAGCTATGACAAACGTAGCAAATATTGATATGTTGTAAAGTATTAGTACTTAATGTTATGTTAAAAATCCTAAAACCCTTGCTTTTGCAGTTCTTTTCTACGACTGCTGTGAAGCGTTTGGTAGTGGATTTGCTTCGTGCAATTTGTAAGCAGACCACGAATAAATTAGACGACAAGGCTGTAGATATTTTAGAGCAGCAATTGTTTCCTAAAGTTTAGTTATTGTTGGATTTTTAGGAAATACCTGAAAACAAGTGACAGGAAAACTAAGTTCTTCCCATTGCCGTGTATGTGATGCTAACTTTACTGCTTCTTCTTCATCGTATGCTTGAATAACTGTTTGAAATCCTGTGTTTTGTACTTCATCTAAGCCTATATACGCTCCAGGTATTCTAATTACCCAGGCTCTGATTCTCAAATCCTTGTAATTCAATCCATCCTTTTTCTGTTTCCGCTTGCGGAAGTTCATCCAATGGGATTCCCAAAATTCTTGCATCCAATGCTCCTTCTATATCTCCATTGTAAGCAGCAATTTCAAGATCTAACAACTCCATATCCCGTTCACGCATAGCTATCTCTTCATCAATAGCCAAAGAATCGTTCCAATATTCGACTGCACCAGCTAAAGCGTCAAGCCTATCGTCATGCTGCAGGGAATTACGATCAACAGTTAAGTGTGTAAGTTGATGAAACAACTGATATGCCAAATGTGTTTCTACGCTATCTTCATCTTTTGCCTTACTATCGTTCTCAATAACCGACCTATTGACTATTAATCGGTGTTGGTTCATCACAGGTTCTAGTGCATTTATAATTCTTCGCTCTTTTTGTACATTACTTCTAGCTGGTTCTACAGTACATGGGTATATTCTGCGCAGATATGGCTGTAAAAGGCTCTGTAGCATCCCCTGACCAAACTGATCTTCCAGGATGATTAAGTTTACCTCTTGTCTTTTAGCTGCCTGTGCAAGCCCTTCTAGTACAGGCTCTGTATATCCTTCTCTAAACGATCCTACCTCCAAGACAAACAAATTTCCGTTTAGTTGGGCAACTATAGCGTATGCAGTTTCATCCATACCCTTACCAGAAGGGTCAACAAACATCACACATCCGTCAAACTCAAGCCATTCTCCGTGTATAAATGCTGGCCTGTGGTAGTAATCTCCACTAAATCCTACAGCTGGTAAGTCTCCTATCCTGTATTCTGCACCTTGCGACCATACAATCTTTTCTGGTGCATGGTCATCCACCTCCATAACAACTAAATCTGATAAACGTAACGGAAATCTTTGTAAATCTGACAGGCTAGTGTCTAGTTGAAACTGTAAAACAAACTGTGATCGACCATAACTAGCTTCTCTTTCTAATAAATCCATCTCAGAAAACCTATCAGGATCTGTAGGCATACCTGGCTTCTCTTTGCATCCTTCTAGAATTACATCTGCCAGGGCATCTCCATACTTTTCTGGTTTTTTAGGGTAACGACTTGTCCATATCTTGCAATCATATCCTCTCATTCTTAGCTTGTTATAGATACTTTCTTCTGTTTGCGGTGTACCTAAAAACAAAATATCTCCACCAGGTTTAAGAATAGCGTTAAACTCTCCAACACACGCCATAAGTTTTTCTCTCATGCCTACTGTCCAGGCTGTATTAGGTACTTCGCAGTCATCTGCCAGAATTAAATCGGCACGACTACCTGTTAACTGCCCAAAAACACCCACACTTTTTACAGATGCCGACTGATCTGGTATGGCTGGCCTTACATCAAACCTGTTACTTGCAGATCTTTGCTCTTCTCTATCAGGTTCTAAGCATTGCAGTATGGGCATCTCTCGAATAAGCCGTAAGCAAAACTGTGCAAAATCATCAGCCCTGGTTTTACTAGCCGACACCACCATAATCTTCTTCTGCGGATCGTTTCTTAGCAGCCATAACGTATAAGCTGCTGCCATCCAAGACTTGCCTACACCACGAAACGCCTCGATAATTCTACGCTTCTGTCCATTCTGCATATACTCTGCAATATCTAGCTGTATTGGCGTTGGATTAGGCAGTTGTAAATGTTTCCATACGACAACCAAAAAATATCTAAAATCTTTATCAAACGGCTCTGGTAAACCTTCCCACTTCATGCAGATTTACGCTTAAATGCTACGACCTTATCTATATCAGGTAATGCCTTTGCTAAGTCATGGATAGCACTACCTTCTGTTGGCTGTGCAGTTATCTGATTATCCTTTAAAAACTGTCTAATAACATTAAGATCAGCGACTGTCGCTTCTCCACTCTCTAACAAAGTAGCAAGATGACCAGCAAGATTTGCGTGTAGATTACTTAGCTGCTCTGTAATGTCTTTTGGTTTCATAATGTCTTCTAGTTCTGTAGGGAACTCAACCCACCACGGAAAGATCCCTAAGAGTGTTTGCAAAGGTAACACAGTCACAATATAAACGATATTCAAAACTACTGCAATTACTGATTGTCCACTATAGAAGAAGAGATAGTAATTAGTCAGGTGGAGTATATCTTAGATATATCTAAGATTTTAGTTAGAAAAATCTGAGGGGTTAACGTATAGGGGTTGCTACCTCTTCACCCCCCTAGGGGGTGTCCAGATTCTGTCCAAAAAGAGTCCAGGACTCTCTATAGTCCTTGCAATATTTAAGTTTTTAGTCCCTGCGGTGCTGTCATAACGACAGTACTACAGGATTATTTTGTATTTTTGCCTGGTATCCTGGACTATTTTATATTTTGATTTAATAACTTTTGTAAGTCTAACCGCCCATTACTTGCAATAAGTCAAAACTGTCTCTATAATTCTTATTAGATTCTTAACTGAATCTTTCAATCCACCAGGAGAAACTATGGAAGCTTTAACAGCTGGCGCACTTAGATGCTTGGAAGAGTATTGGAAGCCAAGACTAGGAACACTTAGGAAAGATTCTAAGGGTTGCTATCTTATCCCAGGCTCTCGAGGTCTCGAACCTATGACCAATAAAGAATTAAATTCTTATGCCGTGTTTATGGGCTACTAAATGAAATTTAATTTATTATTAATCCTTCTTTGTATGGTGCTTGCAACTTGGGGAGATTATCCACCAGGAACAGAACCAACAAGAAATGTAAATCAAACTAATTTATTAACATGACCACCACAGCACAAAAGAAAATTGAAATGTATGCCAGGATCAAAAAGCATGGAGAGGATATTAAAAAAATATTCTCTCTTCCTGCTGATACTGACCCTATCAAACTATGCAAGAGTTTAAGAAGGTTAGAAAGTACAGCGGAAATTATACAGGAAGTACACGGCGAGGGATTCTATGAGCTTGCAAGCAAGCAAGAAGCAGCATTGATGATTAAATTAAAAAATCTATTAATGCCAGATTCAACGCCCGAAGAGTTTCTTAAGTTCGGTATTTTTCTTAATACTGACCCTAGAGGTTACGCCCTCAAAATCCCTGACAATATAGTTAAGGAAAACGCCTGGACTATTTACAAAGATTGGGGAGGCTTTGGGATTATTGCGCCCGACCTCAACGAATAGCTGAATCTAACTTGGAGGCCTCCGCACCTGGTCGCCTCCCTGGTAGATTTTCTACCATTTACAACCCACTACAACAAGGAGGAACTATGTCAAGCATAGAATTTATTTCTTTTGATAAAGAAGGCAAACCAAATAAAAAAGTTTACAGAGGTAAACACATAAACGAACTTCTTATAAATGAAAAGGAGATCGGCCAAATAATAACTGATTGTATGTTTGGCGAAGGCAAAGTAAATATAAACCAGGAGGAAAAATAATGTTACAGGTAAGAATGGAAACAATAGACGCTGCCTTTGCAGATGGCAACGAGGGCGCAGAGGCTGCCCGAATCCTCCGCAA